CGGGGCGGCTGGCATTGGCTCACCATTACGCTGGGCCTTGCGCACGGCTGCCGGGTGGGCCTTGAGCGCAGCACGGTAGGCGCTCATGGCCTGCTTGGCGGAGGCGGAGGCGCGGCTCAGCCGACGCACGATCTCGTTGAGCGCCGCGTCCTCCTCGCTCTTGGTGAGCAACGGCGTGGCCGCGATCCAGTCCACTCCCTCGCGGAGCAGGTGGTCCAGCGTGGCGTCGGGGTAGGCCCGGATGCGCTCCATCAGCGCTCGGGCGAGGCGCTCGTGCACCGAGTCTGCGTTCCACCCGCGCGCCCGTGCCCGCATCAGGACGGTGCGGATGGTCACAGGGGCACGGCCCCGAGGGGTGGGGCGCAACGAGTGCCATTTCGCCCTTGTGTCGTCCGTGCTGACGTACTTGACCCCGGCTGAGGACCACTCGTCGAACAGCTCGTAGGCCTGTGTCGCCGTGGGCTCGGATGGGAACTGGTGCCGTAGGGCTGCGGCCACGTCGAGCCATTCAGCGTACACGCAATCAGGGTCAAGGTGCTGCAGCGCGGCGGCCACGTCCGCGAGCGTGATGTCGTCGACAGGGTTGCGCAGCAGGTCCAGGTCGACGTCGTCTCCGTCCGGGGAGGCCGAGCGTGGGGTGCCCGCGAAGGGCACGTCCAGCCCGTCGGCGGCGGGCAGGTCGCGCACCTCGTAGGGCCGACCGCTCGTCTCAGTGATGAGGAGAGGGTGGCGCTGCGTGTCTAGCCGGAACAGCGTGGGCAGGTACATCGGCTGCACCGGCACGCGTGACTCACGAGTAGTGCCCGGCAGGCCGAGGCGTCGGGCGATGTCCGTGACGGCGTCGGCGTACCGATCCACCGGCAGCGCCGCTGCGTCGACGAGGACGCGCACGCGAGGGGCCTCGGGCGTGGAGGACGCGGTGGTGTGCACGGCGAAGGAGAAGGGCATCAGCTGCTCGGCCACGACCTCGGGTGAGGACAGGAACGGAGCGGCCTGACGAGGGTCGTCGACGTCGAGGCACAGGAGGCTGATGGTGCGGGCGTGCTCGAGTAGTCGTGGCGAGGTGGCGCCATCGAACGTGCACGGCACTACGTACGGCACGCGCTTCGCGGCCATGCGCTGCTGCTTGTCCATCGAGGCGTACTGCTCACGGGTCACGTTGAGCGTGACGGCCATGTTGAGGACCTGGTCGACGAGATCGCGAGAGGTGCGCTGAGGGAGGAGGCGTACGTGGCCGAGGTCGGACGCGTCGCCGCCGTAGTAGCGGGCAGACTGGGGTTGGCTCATGGTTGGAACGAGAGGGACCACTTGCTTGGTCGAGCGTAGTCGGATTGGCAAGCCAAATCGTGCTGGTAAAGGACAATCGTGGGGCAGGTTAACAAGGCTGGGGGCTGCGTCCTTGGGGGCTGCGTCCTTGGGGGCTGCGTCCTTGGGGGCTGCGTCCTTGGCGGGGTTTGGCCTGGCGGCTGTGCCATCCAAACTGATTTTCGGAGGAACAGCGTGGCGGCTCACCGTCCCTGAAGGGTTGGTTGGGCCGTTGCACCGGGACGCAGCTACCCTGCGTCCGGGCTGCGTCCTGAGCAAATCCCCTATGAAGAAGGACGCAGGGACGCAGGGACGCAGCTTATAAAATATAGGGAAGAAAAACAGTGACACAATTAAGTTGCACACATTTTTATTTTTCACTGTTTTCTTCTCACGTGTAATGTATCGACGCGTCCCCCTGCGTCCTTGCGTCCTTGCGTCCGGCTGAAACGTTATTTGCTTTACGTAGAGCTTTTGCTAGTTAAGGTGAGGCAGAATCACTTTAACCAGTCGTGCCCTCGCTCGTCACAGAAAAAGAGTATTCGCTCGGCAGCTACGCAGCTGTCGCGCCGCTGCGCATGGTCAACCTGCGTCTGACCGACAACCTGATGGGAAGTGTCACTGCCTTCTGTAATCGGTATGACATTACTCTGAAGGCAGCCATCGAGCTGTTCATCCTGATGGGACTCGCCGATGACAAGGCTCCCTCGCTGGCGCTCGCCTACGAGAAGCGCCTGCGCAAGCGTCAGCGCGACTCAGCCAACATGCGCCTCCGTCTCCACCGCAACAAGCATCTCCTATGAACGACAACTTCCTGACCCAGCTCGACGTACGGACCTCCGAGAACCCGGAGCCACTGACACCCGAGGGCGCACTGGTCCACCACATGGTCCCCCTGGAGTCCCTCGCTGAGATGAGTTTCCCCGAGCAGCGCAAGCACACCAGGCTCGCGAGGCTCGCCCGAGAGTATCTCGTCGACTTCGACCTCGTGAGGGCCTGTGCGCGAGCAGGACTCGACTGGGAGAAGGTCAAGAAGGCCGAGCGTGACCCGCTGTTCATCACGATGGTGCAGGACCTGGTGGAGTGCATGCGCCCGGAGGACGTGGTGTCGCGACAGGAGATCCTCCAGATGCTGAAGAAGGAGGCGTGCACGGCGAGCAAGGCGAGCGATCGCATCAGTGCCATCAACAGCCTCGCTCGGCTCACCGGGATGGAGCTCCCCACGGTCGACAAGCAGTCCAGCACCCCGGTCATCAACATCACCCTCAACGGCATGGCACCTGCGTCCTCCCCGCCTGTGATCAACGTGACACCTCGACCGGAGGCACTGCTGTGAGCAACGCAATCAACCTCTCTCTTCACCCTCGCCAGACGCAGGCCTTCCAGTCCCTCGCCACCGAGCTGCTGTACGGTGGGAGCGCGGGAGGCGGAAAGTCACACTTGATGAGAGCGGCTGCCATCATATGGTGCAGCGAGATCCCTGGTCTGCAGGTCTACCTGTTTCGGCGCATCAGCGAGGACCTGTACAAGAATCACATGGCTGGTCCGGGGTCGTTCCCCGAGCTGATGGCTCCGTGGCTGGCGAGCAAGCACGTGACGTACAACGGTAGCAAGAACTTCCTCGAGTTCTGGAACGGGTCGCGTATCTGGATGTGCCACTGCCAGCACGAGAAGGACATGTACAAGTATCAGGGTGCTGAGATCCACGTGCTCCTGATCGACGAGCTGACCCACTTCACCGAGCGCATCTACCGCTACCTGCGCGGACGCTGCCGCATCGGCGGACTGAAGGTCCCGGCCAAGTACGCAGGCATGTTCCCTCGCGTGCTCTCAGGCAGCAACCCCGGAGGTGTCGGTCACACGTTCGTGCGTCGCATGTTCATCAACGGGCGTAGGCCAATGGAGATTACGCAGCAGCCGAAGGCCGAGGGTGGCATGCTGCGGCAGTTCATCCCCGCGAAGCTCGCGGACAACCCCACTATGGCCGAGAACGACCCGACGTACATGGACAAGCTCGAGGGGCTGGGCTCACCTGAGCTCGTCAAGGCGATGAAGGAGGGCAACTGGGACATCGTCGCGGGCGGGGCGCTGGATGACGTGTGGAGCGACGTGGCTCACGTCCTGCCTCGGTTCAAGATCCCCAGGGGGTGGCGGCTCGACCGCTCGATGGACTGGGGCAGCGCGAAGCCGTTCAGCGTGGGCTGGTGGGCACAGGCGAACGGTGAGGAGGTCGTCCTGCCGGACGGCACGAAGTTCTGCCCCGCGAAGGGCAGCCTGATCCGCATCCACGAGTGGTACGGCTCGCCGGAGGTGGGCACCAACACGGGCCTCAAGCTCGGCTCCGACGTAGTGGCGCGGGGCATACTCGAGCGCGAGGCTGCGCTCACTGCAGCAGGCTGGATCAGCGACGTGGTACGTCCTGGCCCAGCAGACAACAGCATCTGGACGAAGGACGACGACGCCACGGACTCGATCGGCAAGATCATGAAGGGTCTCGGGGTGGAATGGACTCCGTCGGACAAGTCTCCCGGTTCCCGCATCAACGGACTGCAGCTGGTGCGTGACCGACTGGCGAACGCGGTGAAGCGCGAGGGACCGGCGATCTACTTCATGTCCCACTGTGTGTCGTGTACGACAACACTGCCCGTCCTGCCTCGCGATCCACGCAACATCGAGGACGTCGACAGCGACGCCGAGGACCACGCCTACGACGAGGTGCGGTACCGCGTGCTAGCGGACGCCAAGGCCATGGCCACCTCGGTCAAGGTGCGGTACCAAACTTAGCCCTTGCCATCGTTCTCCGTTTAGGGTAGTGATCCCCCCGCACTAACAGCAACTACTATGCCCTACGACGACTCTCAACCACGTGACAAATACGGCAAGTGGACATCAGGCGGCAGCAGCGGAGGCGGACTGCCTCCTTCAGCATATGCGGCGGGGATGGCGAAGGCCCCGTCTGCCGCAAAGCGTGAGTACGCCCCAGATTTTGGGTACGGCCCTGCCGGCAACGTTGCAATAATGCGGAATATGACTCGTGCAAAGCTACGGGTCAAAGCAGCAGACGCTGAGTATGACAAGCTATCAAGGAGTAGTCCGCCGTCGCTCATAAAAAAGGTGCATCAGGAAATGAAGGATGCGAGAAAAGATCTGTACGAATCAGAATTAATGAGCTCATACCGTAAAGGTGGGAAATTTGCGGGCCTAGTGCGCTGACCCCACTGCCACATCTTCTCTATACTCAGCTCCTGACCAACATCATGGCCACTCCCGCACCAGCCCCCACCAAGCGCACCACTCCAAACGTGGCGTACATCCGTCCCGAGTACACCGCGCTCAAACCTCGTTGGCAGCTCATCCGTGACTGCCTCTCCGGCGAGGAGCAGGTGAAGAAGCGCGGCGACGCCTACCTGCCCCGCCCTAACCCGACGGACACGTCCGACGAGAACAAGGCTCGGTACACGCAGTACGTGCAGCGGGCGGTCTACTACAACGTGACGGGGCGCACGCACGCGGGGCTGGTAGGCCAGGTCGTGTCCGTGCCTGCGCAGATCGAGCTGCCGACGCTGCTCGAGCCCATGCTGAAGGACGTCGACGGGACGGGCGTCTCGCTCGACCAGCAGTCGCAGAAGGCTCTCGGCGTCGTTCTTGCCCATGGGCGGGCGGGGCTGATGACGGACTACCCCGTCGTCACCGGGGCGACCACGCGTGCTCAGCTGCAGAAGGGCGCGGTCCGTCCGACCATCTGCCTCGTCGAGCCGTGGGACGTGATCAACTGGCGCACCGTCACCGTCGGGGGCATCGTCAAGCTCGCCCTCGTTGTCATCTCGGAGCAGTACGTCACCGATGACGATGGGTTCGAGCAGGAGTACGACGACCAGTGGCGCGTGCTGCGGCTGGACGAGGACGGTCTCTGTGTCATCGAGGAGTACATCCGCGACCCGCAGCGTCCGGAGGAGTTCATCCTCAAGCCCACCGAGGACGGTGAGGCGCAGTACTTCCCCGTCAACGCCTCGGGCGCTCGGCTCGACTACGTGCCGTTCACGTTCATCGGTGCGACGAACAACGACTGCACGCCCGACCTGCCCCCGCTTTACGACATGGCCGTGCTCAACATTGCGCACTACCGCAACTCCGCCGACTACGAGGAGGCCTGCTACATCATGGGCCAGCCCACCATGGTCCTCTCGGGGCTGACTGAGGCCTGGGTGAAGGATGTGTTGAAGGGTGTCGTGCAGCTCGGCAGCAGAGCCGCAGTGATGCTCCCGGAGGGAGGCAGCGCCTCGCTCGTGCAGACCACTGCCAACACGATGCCCAAGGAGGCCATGGACCACAAGGAGCGGCAGATGGTGGCGATCGGGGCGAAGCTCGTCGAGCAGTCCCAGGTGCAGCGGACCGCGCTCGAGGCCAGCATGGAGAACGCCAGCGAGACGAGTACCCTCGCGAGCATCGCCCGCAACGTCAGCTCGGCCTACGAGCAGTCGCTGCGCTGGGCGCTCGCGTTCCTCGATCGCGCCCCGGCTACGGAGCTCAAGTACAAGCTCAACACCGACTTTGCCATCGCCACGATGAACGCCCAGGACCGGGCGCAGCTGATCGCCGAGTGGCAGGGCGGGGCCATCACCGACGAGGAGATGCGCAAGCAGCTCGAGCGGGCGGGTGTCGCCTACGAGGAGTTCGACGAGTGGCAGGCCAAGCGCGACGAGCAGGCCCTCACCAAGCCCATCGCCGCGATGCCCTCGGCGACCGGGGCGGCTGCGGGCGAGGAGCCTGCGGACGACGCTGCTGATGACAAGGCTGTGCCTGCCAAGTGAGCAAGCGCGCACTCAGCACCGTAGCGACTCGGCACCAGGTCTACCTGGAGCGACTCAAGACCCAGTTCTCGGCGGACTTCACGCGGGTGCTGCCTGAGCTGGAG